CTGGGATAACGACCCAACCATCATCCGCTGCATTCCGCATCTTTAGTTGGCCTGCTGTCGTGTCGTACCACAACATGTACGCATAAGTGGTTGCAGGCTCAGTTGCGTTGCTGTTGTTGCTGACGATCGCCGCCAACGCATTATTCAAATCGGCTCTGACGGCAGCGCCAGAGGCGTTAGCAATGACGTAATCGTGAGTGGCCATGCTTAAGTCTGTTCAGTGCCGTAGCCAACCGCTTGATACTGGAAATTACGGTCGATCGCAGTGTTGCTGCTGTCGTAGAACGTAATTGTGAACCCAGTCCGAGAGGTTGATGTCACTCCATAGTAGTCCCCTGAGGCAAGATTGAAAGCGGTGATGCCAAGACTTGGTTCTTGGTAGAAACCGTTTGCAAACGTCACTGTCTTCGCTCCAGTGCCTGATGCAATCACTGCGCTGCTCTCCGTGCGTGATTCAAGCTGCATCGTGTAGCCAAGCTCATCGACAAGCGGCGTCTGATCATTATGGTCGGTGGTGAGTTCAGCCTTGAACTGAAATTGCCTGCCGGTGTAAGTGCCAGACTCCATCGGTAGCCATTCGCCAAAATCGATGTCAGATTCCATTTGGATTTTGTCCGTTCCATCCTCCAGCAAAAAAAACTCGCCATTCTCAAGCAGCAGCTCTTCATCAGTCGTTGCTTGATTGCTGGTGCGGAAATAGATGTCAGTGCTGGTATCGTCTGGGAGATCGCCATCAAAATCTGACCAGCGATCAAGCAGCTCTGTGCGATCGTCAATCGTGTCTGCGGGATACAAACCACGAGTGGTTAGTTTGCGTGTAAATAGAACGCTAAACACACCGCCAAGATCTAAGACGTTGTTGAAGTAATACTGACCAGACGCCAACCGCGGCCCAACAAAGTCAAATGTTCCAAGAGCATCAAGATCGACGACATCGTCAAAGGTCGCTTCACCATCAAGCACTAGACCGTCGTAGTCGCTGTCGTAAAAAACACCAACCTTGTCACCTTGATACGGCGGTGAGTCTTGATCTTCACGGCGCACCTGAATGTTTAGCCGTGGTATTGGATTTGGCAAATCGATGACTGCACTTCCCGCTCCAGAACTGCGCCGGTTAAACTCATCCTGAAACTTGACTAGATACTCGCCCTCAATTAAAGGCAGCACCGCAAAATTTGTTTGCGCTTTTATTGTTCGCAGCAAGGTACTGTTAGACCATGTGCCTGTTCCGTCGGTCTGTGTAGCGTGTCGAATGATTACTAGAAATTTACTGGTATCGAGTCCGGTTGGTGGAATGTTCCATTTCAGAACTACTTGATCACCTTGAATCGCTTGAAGCGTAACGTCAGTGGGAGTCGGTACTGGCGGAACAACAACCGCTCCAGGTTTTTCAGGTTCTGGCTCTGGTGGTGGTATTGGCGCTGTGCCAACGCTTTGAACCCATGCAGATTTACGGTTGACCGGAGGTGCGCCAACTGATCGAACTTGAAAGGTAACTCTCTGATTTGGTTGTAAACCGTCAACTTCAAAAGATGTATCTGTTGTTTCGGCAGTTTTGTAGTTGCCGTTGGCAACTTTGTACCTAATTTCAAAACCAAAAGTCACGCCATTTAATCCACGGCTCCAAGAAGCAATCATCCTGGTGGTGACGGTTTGATTTGTTCTAATTTGTCGAAACTCAATTTTTAGGTCTAACGGCTTGGCGGGTGCATCGTTAAATAATGTAATATCATCAAACTCAAGAGGCGCTCCAGTGTCTGCTGTTGCATAGATGCTGTCGTTATGTTGGACGCCTGTTACTGCATACTGCCCATCACCGTTATCAGCAACCGATAGGCAGCGGAACTTCTGCAGTTTGACGTCTGAAGATGCAATCGACCAAATTGATTGCGTTAGCGGGGCAGAACTAAATGCAGGCGAAACGTTAATAACGGCACCGCTTGGCGTTCCGTTAATCGACCTCGTTTCAATTGTTCCATCGGCCAGCGTGCAGGTCAATGTGTGACCGCTTCCGCCAGGCAGTGAAATAGTTTGATCAGTGACGATTTGTGTTGTCGTTGCGCTTCTAACGCGACCAGCTAAGCGCACGCCTTGGCGCATCTCATCTGACACCGCAAATACTTGACCAGGCAAAACAACAGCACCTTGCAGTCCCGTGACAAACGTGACCACTTCGCCGTCAAGCTCTTCAGATGCCAACATCCACCGGCCAAGACGTTGCGCTTGGAACTTTGATGTCACACCAAAGCCAACGATCTCTTTGACCTGATAGCCATACTTTGAGATCAGCGCAGCATTTTCAACGACAACAAAATTTGACTTGTAGAAGTTTTCTGGATCGTTGTAGCGAACACGAATGCTGGTGCTGCGTGTTTTCAGTGATGTGCCTGAATAGTTGAACGCACCATCAATGACGTTGCTGTTGCTGTAGAGATGAACAGGCGAAACATCAGAACCGTTTAAATTGCCATGGTCTGCGGTTGCTTGGATCGTATTGGCTTTCCAATACAGCATCCCGCGAAATACACTGGCAAGATCCTGCAGGACATTGAACGCCTCTGCTTGTGATCCGATAACGGTGTTACATGCAAAGCGAGCTTCTTGGGTGCCGTCAGGATTAGTAACAAGCTGATTGGCGTATTGAGCCAGCGGGTAAAGATCCACCCAGCTAACGTTTGCGGCTTGAACGAAATCACCCGCTCCATAGCGCGGATGCGTGAGCATGTCGTACCAGCAACAGACAGGACAAGTCGTCCATGCAGTTTTCAAGCTGCCGTCAAAAGTGCCGTTAAAGCTCAGGCTTCCATCACTGCGGACACTTGCGTTTGACGGAATTTTTACAATACTGCCACGCAATTGATACGCACGGGTTGGCAAACTTCCAAACTGACGAGTCGATATAGACAAACCAGCAACTGCTGTGTATGGATAAGCAGTCCGAACGCTTTGAATTTCTGTCAGGCTCTGCCAAATGAGTTGATTGGCTCGTCCGTTTTGAAGAGATGTATTTTGAGGAACGTCTTGAAGATTGGCAAACTTGACTTCAAAATGATTCTCGCCTAGGTCAATTTTTTTGACAAGAATGTTCCAGGGGCCTGTGCCGGTTAGATCAATTTTTGGCGTTTGAAATTGGTAGCCATTCAAGGCAACGCCAGTGATTGTGCGATCGTACTTTTTGACGTAACTGGTGCCTGCGGCTTGAACCGAAACGGTAACGCGAATGCTGCCATTGAAAGGCTGGCCTTTTGCAAGCCCCTCTGCAGCAGTGCTAAACATTCTTGGGATGGAAAACAGCAGCTGAAACGAATCTGTCTCGCTGTCTGTGATTTGCCTAATAAGCTGTCCTGAGCCGTAGTCACGAGCTGTAACCTCGTTGTCAGCGTTTAATGTCTCCGAATAGTTTTCACCAATTTCAGTGTTAATGCTGGTTACGGTGGAAGCTGACGCACCAGCTTGGGGCAAGAAGTTCTGCGTTTTTCCGCCGACATTAAAGTCATAAGAAACGTCTTCGGCAGGAAAGTTGCGCGAGCTGCCTGTCTGAATCGGAGTCTCATCTAAAAAAACGCCTCGGTTGTTGTTCACGATGCCCTGAATTGGACCTTCGCAGAGCAGGTCGACGATCTTAATGACAGAAGTAGAGTTAAGCGCCATTTATCAAGTGGTGATAGGAGCAATCCAGTGATTGCTATTTTTCAACAACTGGTAACCGTTATGTCTAATTTTTAGGTTACAACTGCTATCGCAACGAAAATCAATAATTGTAACCTTGGTGAAAATTGAGTCTGGCCCAAGGTCTTCATCTACGGTTGGATACTGAATGTATTGCATCCAGCGATACGGTTGATTTTTCTTCAATAAACCTTGCACAGTTACTCTAAACTGGCCGACATCTGTATCGTTTGCGTTGGTAGCTCTAAGTGACAGCAAAACTTCAAAGGTGATAAACCCATCAACAAGTGTCGTACCAGGGCCGCTTACATAATCGAATAATCCGTCTGTAAGCTCAAATAAAATCATGTAATTTTGATGCTGTTTGTCGTCGTTGTAATCGACATCTTCTAGCCGCTTGGCATTGCCTTCTGACAGGGTTATTGTTTTTTGCCTGTTCGTGCTAAAAGACTTGATCGTGCTGTCGTTCCAGGGCCTAAACCTAAATCCAGAGGCGTAGGTCAGGCCGCTAATTTTTTCGCCGCCGACCGTGACGGTATCCGGTCCAGGCTCTTTAATCGCCGTCTTGAGTGGATCTGACTCATCAGTGACTTCGACTTTTGCAGAAAGCAAATGGCTGCCTGCAATTACTTCGCCGTAGACGACGGGAATCGTTGCACCAACGCCGACGGTGTTTGCAGCGCCTGTAAACATATATGACTGACGACCGTCCGAACCGCGCACAACAGATTGCGGACCATCAGTAGAACCAGACTCGCCACTACCCCGTATGCGACCACCACTAAGAGTTGGAAGGACAGGCTGCGGCGACAGCATTTGAGCAACGCCACCAAGAATCAAACTTGCGCCAATTGAGCCAATTGCGACTGACAATGAAGCAGCGGTTGCACCGGAAAAAATGCCAGCGCCTAACCCCAGAAATGCACCACTGGCTGGGCCGATAAGAATCGCAGCCGCAACCAAACCAACACCAGCCAAGATCTGAGTTGTGCCATCACCGCCACTGCCTGCAATAACAGGCGTCAAAATCAAATCATTGCTGCCAAGCGGCAGTTGCAGATCGTCATATCCAAGATCCGTTCCAGCCTGAATTAGGCGGTAGCCGACGCCATGCTCATGGGCGTGAACCAGCTCTTCTTGCAGCTTCGGCTTGTTAATGCACAGCAGCTTGATTGCGTCCGCAGGCGTCCGCAGGTCGTAGTAGGTGTGCTCGGTGCCGTACCGTTCACCCAGATCACCCAGCAGTCGGACGACCTGCTGCATAGCGGAACACTGCTGCAATCCTTTCGACATAGTACCGCCGCAGCGGTTCAATTGCACTTAGAGAGTTTTGCCGCTGGTGCAAAATCCGCTCATCAGGCAGCAAAATCGCCGCGTGCATTGGCGTTCGCGTACCAAGCTTCATGATCAGGATGTCACCGGGTGATCTACGTTCCAGGGCAACCTGTTTGAAGCCGATCGTTTCTGCGTTTTGCAGAAAAATACTGTCGCAAACTTCTAGCTCTTCAGGCCGTGCAAACTCAGGCAGCTCGATGCCCTGCAGCTTGTACCATTCACGCACCAGCGAAAAGCAATCGTTGACGCCATAATCCCACTGGCGGCCTAGCAAGGATTGATAGTTGACCATTGTTGATCTGGCATGGAATAAATGTGCCAAGGCAGTTTGGTCTGCTGGCACGCTGAGCGATCTGCTGGGCTGGCCGTTCCACCCATAGGGTGTGAGTGAACAATGGCTTCTATTTTTCCGGTCAATGCAGCGCGTGCATAGTCGACAGGATTTAAGACAAAGTCTTGCTCAGGATGATCAGCGATATTACGGCAAGGTATGTAACGACCTGCCACCACAACGCCACACGCTTCTCGTGGTAATTCTCTTGTGGCATGAGCCTCTGCCTCACATCTGAAGTCGGGCACCTGGAAAGCCTCCAAACGGTAGTTTGCCTGTCAAAAATCGTTTGGCGCAGCTTGTATAACGCTTAGCGCATTGATCGTTAGCCGCGCTGGTTGCTTGGTCGTTAAGGTCAAAATATCGTGTACCTCTGTACCCGCATTCAGCTCCGCGATATTTCCACGGACAATGTTCCAGCACTTGGCGTCGCGGTAGTGCAAGATTTGTAAGGTCTAGTTTACTGGTTAGTTCAAACTCAACCAGTTGCGGGTTTTCATTAGCGACCCGATCGATATACCAGATTTCGTCTTCAAATTTTGCTGTGGGATCTGCAGTTGCGTTGCCACCTGAAAAGTTGACAGCATCTAGAAATTTCTTGCAGGTTCTGATGCGCGTAACCTTGGCCTGCAATGGGTTGTAGAGCACGAGTAATGCAGAAATTGCATTATTTGCGTTGGCGATCCGCATTGATGGACGAGGCAGCGTGCCTTTTGACGTCACCTCAAAACCATCAGCCTCAATTGGATAGGCGCTGTAAGTTTTGCCTGCAAAGACAATGTCTGCAATCAGCTCATTCGTTCCAGCATGGTAGTAGTAAGTCTGATCAATACCGTTAACCGCTTGAGTCAGCTCAAGTTCAAACAACTCGATGATCGCTGACGGCTCCAGAGACTGAAGCTGCTCTTGAATCTTTTGCGGTGTGCTCATGCTTCAAACACCTGCTCAAACGTTGCGGTGATCGTGAACCTCAAGCCGACAGGCATTGCCTTAGTCCACTCACGGCAGATCCATTTGTATTCTGTCGTGTCGTCTGGTGGAGTCCACTCAAAAGCCTCAACACCAGCACGAGCCTCTAGGAAATCTTCAATGCTATTGGCATCAGCAGCTTCCAAGTAGTTCCACGTCAGGCTCCATTTCTTCGGGTCTTGGTTGAGGCCAAATGTAGTGCGCTGGCTGTACCCAGAACCAAACTGAGCAATGCGTACATTCGGTCGCGCTTGTTTTGATGCTCCATACTCAGGAGCAATATCAGGGAAAGTAGCCATCAGCTTGCGAGTAGACCTCCAGGACGGCGCTGTTTAATCAATTCTGCCTGAACAGCGGCAGAAATGGCACCACCCAATTGCTTGCCGCGAGTGTCATTACCTTGAACCTGCGTGCCACTTGCATCGACATTGACGACGATGTTGTTTGTGCCACCAGTTGCTTCAACTCCTAAGCGACCGCTTGAAGTGCGACGCAGAGGCATGATTGCTTCAGGGCCAGCCTCACCCATTAATCCCATTCCATTGGCCATGGGGAACAACGTTGGCTTGTTGACGACCCCTCCACGAGCAAAAGGCACAATCTTGTTTTCTTCAAACACGTTGCCATAAGCACTTGGGAACAAGCCGCCAAGTAGTGACTTGGTGCCAAATTGAATGAAGATACTGGCAACAGATCGCAAAATGCCGCTGAGCGATTCCTGCAGCGACTTGGCTTCAAAAATTGCGCTTTCGATAGCGCCAGCGATTCCGGTTGTAATTGCATCACCAACTGACTTGAAAAGCTCTTTAAGTTTTTTGGTCTCAGGGACCATATCAGCCAACATCTTGTTAAATTCTTCAATGCCCTTTTCAAGCTTCTCTGCCTCAGAAACACGTTGCTCATCAATCTTCAATATCTCTTTATTGAGCTTGATTTCTGCTTTCTTGAATTCATCAAGTTGCTTCAGTGGCTGTTGCACAAGATCCCTGTTAATCTGGAAAATTTTCAGATCAAATTCAGCAATTGCTTGGGCATACAACTGCTCTTTTTCAAACGCATCGTTGATACGTTGACGCAAGTAAAATTCCTGCTCTGTGTAATCAACAACTTCCTTCCTAGCTCGTGCCGCCTGGCCACCTCTGGGTGGGCTTGGGACTATGCCAGGCAGGCCGGTACCACTAGCCCTTTGACTCACACCAGCAAACCCTTCGCTCTCTTCAACAGCAATATTGAGCTGATCTTGTGCCGTCCTCAGCTCACCTTTGAGTCTTTCAATCTTTTGATCAAGAACTGTAAAAGCAGTGGTTTGAACCCTGCTGCCTTCTGCTGGTGGCCTGAGCTTTGCCCTTTGCTCCTCAAGCTGCCTGATTTGACCAACGATAGTTTTTACTCTGTTATCAAGTCCCTCAACTCCAACCCCAAAGAACTTTTTAAGTTCAATCGTTGCTGCATTTACGATTTCAATGATTGAAATAAAAGTTTCTTGGAAGGCAGCGCCAATTGGGGCAAGAAGTTCTCCTAAGTTTTGATTCAGCTCGGACAATGCAACCTGCAAACGGTCACCAGCACTTTCGGGGCCGTCTGCAATCTGTTGAGCATTTTCTCCGTAACGTTCAAACAGTGCTTCCGCAAAAGTTTGGAAATCTTGCAGGCTGACTTTGCCGTCTTCAAGAGCCTTATCAAGTTCCTGAGGCGTCAAGCCAACAGACTCGGCAAACAAGGTGAATGCCCCAGGCAGACGCTCACCAATTTGCTGACGAAGTTCTTCTGCAGAAACCTTGCCTTTACTGAAGACCTGCGCAGTTGCAGTCAGGGCTGCATCAACATCAGCAAGGGAGCCGCCCGTCGCGCGAACAGCAGCAACGATGCCGTTGAAGGCAACCTTTGTGTCTTCAATGTTTCCGCCAGCGCCCTGGACTGAAGCCTGAAGCCTTGTGAACTGACGAGTAACAACCTCTTGCGGAATCGCAAAATCTTTGGTCGTTTGAGTGATGAAAGCAAGCGAGTCTTGATACTCTTCACTGCTACTGGTAACACCAAACAGCGCGATCCTTAGCTTTCTCAGGTTTGCCGAATATTCCGCCGCAGCACCAGCAGCTTGCCTGAGTTGACCCACTTGTGCGCCAATGGCTCCGCCAACTGCTGCGCCAGCAGGACCACCAAAGACAGCGCCAATACCAGCGCCAAGTGCGCCTTCAGGGCCACCAAAAACGCCTGCAGCAGCAACAGTACCCGCAACTTGTGCGCCAGCTTTTAAACGACCACCAGGCCGGGCTCTTCTTTCTGCTTTCCGAAGCTGTTTGTCGAGCCTGTTTGCTTCGCGTGTAGCTTCTTTGAATTCTTTGCTGCCAATTTTTACTTGCTCGGCAATATCGCGCCAAGCATTTCGATAATTCCTGAGGCTTGAAATACTGTTGTTTGATCCTTGCTGAACCTGCTTGAGTTCTGCAGAGATTTTGCGCAGATCGACAGAGGAAACCTTTGATTGCTTCCCAATATTGACCAGGCTGCGGCTTAACTTGTCGAGCCCCGCATCGCCTGCAATCTTAACCGCAACTTTCAGCTCAGTCGTTACAGGGGCCATCAGGAGTTCCTCTTGTTCAGACTGGCGAGTGCTGTTACTTCCATCACCTGTATCCCCTCAAACAAGGACACAGGATCCTTCACTGAATACAGTCTACAGAGATACTCCAAGCTTGAGTAGTTCAAGCCAGTCACGCCGCCCATACTCGCGTTCCACTGCGTCTGCATTCTCATAAACATCACTACCGTTTCCCAGTTCTCTTCCCACACCTCAAACTCAGCCGCCTTCGCAGCTTTTCGCATCGCATTGATTTCGCCAGGGTCCATGCCCTTGGCCATCAGTTCTTCGGTGCTTTCCTCAAAGACACCGCCGCCTTCGCACCAATGCTTAGCGGCCTCTTCTAGTTTTTTGCTTGTGCTCCAAGCAGGCTTTCGGTGTAAGCGTTGATCACCGCACGCAGCACATACGGATCATCAAACAGCTCATCACGCATTTTCTCGCTGTATTCAATCTCGTCACCATCTTCATCCTTGATCCCCTCCCAACCTTCAACAATCTCACCGATCAAGGCATCATCACCCTGTTCAATGAGATCGTTGAAAGCTGAACGGCTCATCTTCTTGAAGACTGCCGTGAAGGTCTCTTTCTTGAACTTGCCACCGTCAACAGGGACGTCAACGGCAACAGGCCACTTGTAGGAAGAAACCTTCTTGAGGACGAAAGACATGCAGATCAGGTGTAAGCGATCGTCATCTCATCGTTGCCCGAGGATGACGGAACCATCGTAGTCGGAAGGTTCAACATCACAATACCTTGGTCTTCGCTATAGGTCGGGTTGCCAAGTGACAGACCGGTTGAAGGCGAAGTCAGGGTGATGATGTTGCCAGCCGCAGTGCCATGCACAATGCTCAGGTTGCCTGAGGTACCAGCTACAGCCAGAGCAAAGAAGTCAGCCGTAGCAAGGGTCGGGCACTCAATCACAAAGTTGGCAGTAGCCGAACGGTCAGTGATCAGCACTTCTTTGGTGGAGTTGACCAGTTCGCGGTAGACCACCTCATTGCCAAGGTCGATCTCAGCAGATTGCAACGCCAGGCCGGTCTCTGAGTAGAGGGTAAAGCCAGTGGTATTGGTGTCGTTAAAGATCTTAGGGGTGGCCTGATTCTGGAAGGTCAGGGTCGGTGAAGCGGTGTCAGTCGGTGTGTTGTACTGACCCGTCATCGTGAAGTTGTAGACGGGGATTTGGTTGGCATTCAGGCTGACGGTGAAAGTTCCGCGAGCGCCGGTCACAATGTGACGGATGCCGTCGTTGTCGATGTAGATCGTGACCGAATCGAACGAGGTCGAAACCGGTGCATAAGTGACGGAGGTCGAGGCAACAACAGTCTCGCTGAAACCGCAAGCCTTGAGCAGAGGGCCATACTGAGGAGCAGTGCCAGCAGTGCCCGAACCCGCATACTCAACGGTGAAGGTGACGTTCACGCGAGTGTTGGCGATCAACTGCGGGCTGTTGCCCAGGTAGCCGCGAATCAGATCACGAGAGAGAATTTCGGATTCTGCAGGGCTGATCTCAAGAGCCGACACCTGAATGGCATCATCGGCCCCAGTTGGGCTTGCGTCAGTACCGTAAGTCGATTCTTCTTTCGCGAGGATAGACCTCACGCGGGCGAGCTTTGCCATTAGTCAGGCCTCAGCAAAAAGACAATGTTTCTTGCATCAGTCTAAGTTCAACCGCTTGCGCGAGCCATCCTCAAGCTGATGTCAGGTCAACACGGTCTGACCGATACTTGACCAGATAATCCATACTAACAACTCCCAAAGGTACGTCAGCCTCGTACAAACTGAAGTCAACACGGTCAGGATCAATATCAAGCGCATATCCGTTCACCGTTGTGTCACTCATGATCAGATTATGCACCTGCTGTGAGTAAGCATCAGATGCATCGTCGGGGACACCAGCACGCACTAGAACAGTCACCCTGACGCGCAGGCTCCATTGAAGCTTGTTGATAAACGCCTCGCTTGGTTGATCAGCGACAGGCTCAACGATGATTGCTGGGACTTCACCGCGAGCGAGAGGTTCAACCCTGCTGCGATACACCGTCACGCCAGTAGCAGCATCAAGGTTGGTTTTGATCTGCGAAAGGATCAGTTCGCGTCGTGTATCAGCCATGTTTATGCAGCAGCGATTTGACAGACAGTGCAACCAGCAGAGGGGCTGCCAGGACGGTTGTAAGGGCTTGTAATTGCTGGGCTTGAATCCAGCAGGATGTTGGTGTCATCCGTGGCCCACATCAGTTGGATGAAGTCATTCTTGGCCAGCCGAAGCGTATGGCAGATGCCGCCATTTGTGTGACCAGGAACGCCACCATGACTTTCGATCACACTGATTCTTGAATCGGTCATCGCAATATCACCAGCAGATCCCGCATTATTCTTTCGCAGCCAAATGTTCACGTCATGAATCTGCGTGTCATTGTTTGTTAGCTGCAGCATGAACACAAACGTGTAAACGCCGGGATATTCAACAGTGATCTTGCTGTCATCAACAACCCTTACGCCATGGTTGTTGACATCAGCAAGGCGAAATTTCACCTCATACGGTGTGTTGATTGCCGCAGCAGTTTGATCCGTTTCGTCTGAAAAGTCTCCCCAATATCCAGGACTACCGAAATACTCCAGCTTGTTCCACGTACTCTTTCCGTTACCAACCTTCTCATTGCCAGTGTCAGACTCAAAGCCTGTTTCGCCTGGCAGGAGGGTCGGGTTGAGTGCTGCCCAGTTCGCGCGAGTATCAATCTTTGAAATACCCATGGCGATCAGTCCTTACTCAACAGCAGCTCAGAAAAAATTCCATCATCGACAGGGCGGTTTTCCCTGACGGTGTAAGCCTCAGAGGCGACAGTGATAGAAGTGCCGCGAGTGGCAGCACTGACATCTGAAGTCTTTGCCATTAGCAAATACTCCCGACTCAATGCCATACCACCCGCGATCACCTCCATTGGTGAATCCAAGATACCCACGAATTTTGCCCCAACACCAATCTGACAAGTAACGCCAAATTCGTCTTTGTTCAAAAAAGCAAAGGTGTCTTGGAAAACCATGATCAGTCGTACTTCTTGCCGTAGACAAGGGCGACAGAGCAGACGAACACAGGGCTCGTACCACCCAAAGTAATAACAGCACGCAGATAACGACCGATGTCGTTGGTGTTCACGCTGATCTTCTCAAATGCAGCGCCGCCATCAGTCACCTGAGTGAAAGTAGCGCCACTGATGTCAGACCAAGCAGAGTTGTCGTCAGACTCCTGCAGCTTTACATCCATGGTGGGGCTGGTGCCGCTTCCGGCTTCAGAGTCCAGGATGACGATGGCTTCGCCTTCAGCTCCATTGGAACCTTCAAGGTCAAAACCGGTGCCGTTTGCAGAAGCACTACGGGAATCAGCGCCAAACAAGCTGGCGACGTAGCTCTTAGAGCCAAGGTTGTGGATCATTGGACTTTTCTCCGACGAGTTGAAGTTTTGCGGGGTTTGGGTGCAGGGGTTTCGGCCTCGGTTGTCACGATAGGCTCTTCAACTTTTGAAGGCTCATCAATGACTCGTTCGGCTTTGCCAATACCGATGAGAAATTGAGATTCGGTGGGGGAAGCCTCAATGACCTCCCCGATCCGAACGATCGTGCTCCCGAGCTGAGTTTGCTTCAGGATGCGGATCTTCATCTATCAGAGGGTGTTGTTACCCCGAGAGAAGGACTCAGGATGACGGACTGCAATGTCCACGTCCTGCATGGCTACCACACGAACGGTGCCAGAGGTGCTGTTGCTGTAAGGATCAACCATCAGATCCAAGCCGGAGAAGTAACCGATCAGCAGATCAGCGAAGTTGCCGAACCACAGGTCGTTGCTGGCCACTTGGTTGCTCACCAGACCGCGATAGCCGTTGACTTCGCCACCTTCGTAAACAAACTGACCTGAACCAGCGTCCTTCACCTTGGTCTTCAGAGCGCCGCGCATTGCAGCGTTCATCAGATAGACAGGAGAGCCGAGCAGAGCGTTGGCGTTAGCCACGTCAGACTCAAGAGCTACCACTTCGGCGAAGGTGGGGGTGTTAGCAGCGAAGTCTTCGGTGCCAATACCGGTGGTGTTCTTCAGGCCCAGGGGCTCGCTGTTGGTGCCAGTGCCATACAGACCGGCGTAGTCAATCTTGAGAGCAAGGACGCGAGCGAGGTCGCGACGCACCATGTTCTCAACATCGATGCTGGACTGCAGGGTCAGACGACGGCTGTAGTCGGTGTATGCAGCAACCGTGCGGGGTTGCATGGTCACTTGATCGACGGTCTGCTGAGACTCGGTAGGAGCACCGGACTCGGCCACCCAGTAAGAGGTAGCAGCACCAGACTGGCGAGGGATAGCGACGTTACCGGTCAGACCAGTCAGCACAGTTGCGCCAGCTTGATCCAGAGCGGAAGCGTTACGCAGCAGGTCGATGAAAGAACCAGCTAGCAGCTCGGTAGCGACGAGGTTGCCACCAGCAGAAGCAGTACCAACGGTCAGGTCGCGGGTCAGCACGTCCTGAGGAATGGTGATGCCACGGGACTGACGGCCCAGCTTGGCGGAGGCAGCATCAGAAGCCTCGATTTCAAATGCAGCAGCTTCGCGAGCAGCGCGGTCGGCAGGATTTGCCAGATAGTTGATTGCACGCAGCCAAGAGAAGCTACGGGCTTCCTTTTGGGAAAGGCCGATTTCACCAGCGGTGCTATCAACGGGCTTGACTTCGGAACCCATTTTTTCGATCAGAGCAGAACGGAGTTCATCGAGACCGCGAGAGTTCATAACGAAATCTTGGGCCAACTCGATGTTGTTAGTGCGCTTACCCAAGGCAAGCATCTCGGCGGCTTCCTTTGCCTTGGCCTCAGAGGCCTCAGCACGAAGAAGCTCCAGATCAGGAGTTTTTTCTTCCATGGCGGAATTTGCAGGGTGAGTTGTTACGGCTGAGGCCGTAGACACAGTCTCATTATGAGTGAAACTGCGCCCGATACCAACCGACTGGTCAGCTGGCACGGTAACCAAGCTGATCTCAAAGGGTTGGACCGATGTTGCGCGATATGTAATTGGGTTTGTGCTGCGATCTTCTTCCATCTCGTTAATCTTATACCCGAAGCTTACGTTGCGAATAATCCCATCACGAATGAGATCTTGCATCTCTTTGCCAAGTTCATTATTGGCAAGCTTCACCTTGGCGTAGGCACGCTTGTCTTTCATCCAAGCACGCTGCACAACACCAACAATCTTGTCGGCGTCATGTTGATAAAGAAGCGGTGCGCCGTCATTCAAACGGGTCAAATCCATCGCGCCTTCATCCATGCTGAGCACTTCCATTCCGAAGTAACGCTCAACCGGCATTTCAGAAGCAAAAGGAAACTCAAGAGTACGATCTTCAGTTTCAGCAAAGTCAGCACTTTGAGAACGCTTGAAGGATGAACCCTCAAACATCCGAATCGCAGCGATCTTGGTCAGTGCGCTGAACTTATGACCAACCTGAATGTCAGTCTCCTCGCCATCGCGATAGACATTGATCAGAGCAGCAGGGTCATCCTCAGTGCCGGTAATCACAAAGCTTGAGCTTGGGACATCAATCTTCCCATCACGCTCAATACGGACAATCTTGCCGCTTGCACGTCCACCAGAAGTATTCCAACTAACGAAATCGCCAACCTTCAATGCATCAGGTTCTGCTCGCATTTCTTCTTCAACGATAGCCTCGTTGATTTCAATTTCTTCAAGAGCACGATCTTGTGCCTTTTTGATTGATTCAGACTTCATGGTGCTCCAAGATTGACCGGCGTCACCGCCCCATGCTGCCCATGCTACGCGACCCTTGCTAGGGTAACCATCTTCGTCAGGGCTAAATCCTTGGCCCTTCTTATCAACTTCATGACGTGCAAACCATGCCGCCATGGTGATAACAGTTTCTGGACTTAGCTCATCACCTGACAGGATTTGAGTGGCGCGAGTGCGAGCGACATCAGTGCCACCAGCCTCTCCTTCGCTTTTCCAGTCCCTATAACGCTGAGCCTCTTCACGCATGCCCTCAGTGGGCATCAGATCGATCTCACTGCCGTTGACATTAGCCATCAGTCATCCTCCTCATGGATACTGGGGTGAGGCGTTTCTTCAACTGGAGGGTTTTGTGATTGGCCTGCTTTGTCAACAGCACTAGGGTCAGAATCCAAAACGATGCCAAGATCATCCATAGTGGCAAGTTCATGAGCACGTTGGCGCATTACCTCTTCAAAATCACCGCCGTGAAGAGCGATGACTTGAGACAAGGTCATGATGCCCGAGCGGATCATTGATTTGTAGGCCTCTGCCTCTTTCTGTGGGTCAACAAATTGTGCAGCAGGAGCAATCCACTTGCACTCGTAATAACGATCGGGATCCATGTCAAATGCAGGCATCTGTAACGTGCCTGACATCACAGCCATATCGACCCAACGCTCATAGATCGGCTGACACAGTTTTTCAATCATGTACTGCTGCAGCGTTTTGTAATGCGCCCGCGTTTCGATCAACTCCAATCGAGAAGAGCTGTAGTTACTCTGAGAGAAGTCCGAGCTGACTTGCGTGTAGGAGCAGCCGACACCAGCAGCAACAGCACGCAGCATCTGTGCTACGAAAGGCGTAAAAGCATCGTCAGGACGAGAAGGCGAGAAGAACTGCATTTCTTCGCCTGGAGCAAGACGACGAATACTGCCAGGGGCGAAATCAAGAACGGATTGATCTTCAAATGTGCCATCTTCAAAGAGTTCTTGATCGGGCGTTTTGACGAAGCCCATCATTGCTGAACTGGCACGAGCAGCGATGATCTCTGCTTCCTCGTAGCCACGCAGATTGTTGAGACGCATGATCGCTGAAGCGAATGCAGTCACACCACGTGTCTGGCCAGGGCGATCAATTGAATAAAGATGAATGATCTCGTTAGCCGGGATGCGCGTGCGGCGCTTCTTTGCAATCTCGCTGTAGCTGAACTGATAATCACCGGGGTGATAATTCAGGAAGTGATACGCGACCGGACGCGACCATTCATCCAACTCCACGCCCATCCGTACGCGATTACCATTCTGTTCAAATCCGGTGTAATCATCGTCAAGAAGATCAGATTCGATGACCTCAAGGCCAAGAGGGATGCGGCTATCGCCAAACGGCTGACGGACGAGACGAACGAACACCTCGCCCGACTCAATCATGCTGTTAATGCAAAGCTGCTGAATCTGTGACCAGGACAACGTGCCACCTGCATGGCAGTTCTCGGCTTTGCTCCACTTCTTGAACTCATGCTCAATCAGAGCATTGAGGCGTTCATCAAGACGCCCGCCGCGAATCATGCGGACTTGCGCTTGATGCTTGATGCCCTGTCCGACGACATTATTCTTGACCGCACGTAAGGCAGATTTTGCGAAGTCTGAATCACGTACAAGAGCGCGAGCGCGATTGCGTAAAACGCGCAAACTGTTCTTGATCTCCGAGTCTGCACTCGTTCCTTGGCTGACCCAATCGGTCGTCAGGCGATTCATCTGTGCGCCTGCATAGTTGCGTCGTGCGACGCGGCGCTTACGTGAAAACGGCCACATAATCAGATAAACCTCACTCGGGTGACGCCGGGATTGCCGAGACCTTGTTTGACTTTTTCGGCGCGACGCTCACGATCGACCTCAGCCTTCAAGGCATCACGCAACTGAAGCAATTCTGCCATCTTGTAGCGTTTTAGGCTTCTCCCTCCGATCGTGTATTCCTGAACGACACCGCCTTGTGCAAGTGTCCTGATTGCTGCCTCAACGTAGTCAAGGTCGATTTGTGCTTTTGAGCGATCATCGAACGCAGTCGGGTCTCCTGAATATTCAAGTGTCGCCTTGACCGTAAACTGTCCTCGACCAGCCGTGTACTGAACTGAACCTGAGGTGGCAATTGCCTGCCAGGTCCAAAGGCCAGCATCGAAGCCTGCAGTTGTACTTGAAGGAACGGTGACACGCCAACCCGTACTTTCCGCAACGCCCGTGATCGTCGCGCCCTCCAAAGCAGTATTCGTACGGGCGTACCAAGTAAGTGTATAAGTACCGCTAGCAATCTCAGTGCCAATCGAATCGGTGAAGGCAGGTACGTCGAAGATGACAGTATCACCCGCGTAAATTGTGTCAGGGACGAGGATAGTCACCAGCTTGTTACGAAGGACTGCTGAGGACGCCGCGCACGACGCCGTTTTAAAGGCTGATATTCGGATTCTATCTCTTTTTTGACCGCAGGCTCGTCTTTTACGACTGCCTTTCTGAACTGATCAAAGATCGTATAGCGGTTGTAGCGCAGGTAAAGAAAATTCAACGCTGCATAGGAATAAACAAAGCAGTCCAATGCCTCGTTGCGATCACCGGCTTTTTTCTTCCATTCACGCACAGCAAAGCCTTTGACGTAACGAACGACCTGCCGCTCTGACGTGAGCTGCTTGAAATACTCGGCGCTCGCTTCAGCGTGAAAATGGATGTAGCCAGGGCCGACTTCGTTGTGCTTCAACCTGCCAAAAAGCGTGCTCTTGATCGTATCGACACCGACAGGGAAAACCTCCGCTGAGTTCTTCAGCACCTGACCGCGATAGTTGATGTCAACTTTGCTTGGTTTGCCGATTGGTGGCTTGTTGCGCTGCGACTGACCCTTCAACGCAAACACATTGCGCTTCATTCGTTGACGACAGTAAGCGTAGACCTCAGACGTGAAGTGACCACCAGAGTCAATGCCAATCGCGGCAAGCTTCACCTCCTCTCCAGTTGTACGTGAATACGTACGGAAGATCACGTCATCAACCTGATCCCAAAGCTTCGTGCCAGCAGGGTCGCCATAGATCTCATCATGCGAGATCAGCCAAGCCTCCTCTCCTTCGGCCCACGCATAAATTCCCACAGCAACACGGTTGTCCTGTACGTCGATGCCAGCCGTGACAATGCTCGCCTTCTCTGGGATCTCACCAGCCGGATAAAACTCCGCACGTTCACGCAGACCTTCAGCACCCAATTTCGCGCCAACCTCTTCCTCCCAAGTTTCGCCAAGCACAGTGTTGACAAAGGTTTTCAGCAATGGGGCGTCGTTCTTCGCACGTAAAAATTCCGTAACGATCTCCTCCCAACTTTTCCAACCCAAAGGTGAATAAAGGCTAGAAAGATGAAACCCTGCGGTACGTTTATCTTCAGAGGTTGCGGTGGGCCGCCACTCACCGCGCCTCAACATTTCACTTTTGTAGTGCTCCTGAATGTGCGTTCCGCATGATTCACACACGTACGCTGCAGTCTTGGGGTCACCATCACGCCATTGAATATGCTTCCACTGCAAATACTGCATGTGGTCACAATGTGGACACGGGACAAAGTATCGGCGTTGATCTGATGCCAAATACTCCGTCTCGATTCGACTCATGTCCTTGACAGTTGGCGTCGAGGTGAGGATGATTTTTCTGCGTGAGAAAGTAGAAGCTCGGCGTTCAGCAAGTGCGCAAGGATCACCCTCGCCATCAACGTCGGACGGAAAAGCATCAACCTCATCCAAAAGCACCCATCGACAAGGCGCAGAACGCAAACCCGTAGCTGAGTTTGCCCCTGTCAACAACAAAATACCGCCAGGAAACTCTTTGCTAAACATCGTATTTCCCGAATCTCTACTTCTCGCAGGCGCAATTTTTTCTGCCAGACAAGGAGTCTCATGTATCAACGAATCAAGGCGCTGCTTCGACAGCCTTTTCGCCATTTCAATCGTCGGCTGAACAAACAAAGCTGGTCCTGGAGCGTGGGCAATCATGTACCCCACGACGTTATTGATCCCCTCAGTCTTGCCGAGCTGAGCACCAGCCATGAAAACTACCTTCTGCACAGGGCTGCTGGACGACATGCAATCCATGATTTCCCGTAGATACGGGGTGCGGTCAGTTCGCCACGGGCCAGGCTCTGCTGATGCCTTATTGCTCAGCATCCTGTACTGATCCGCCCATTCCGAAACAGTCAGGTTGGGGTCAGGCTTCAACCCCTCGATGAATGCATTGCGATAGGCATCACCACCATCACGCATGGGTCAAACGCTCCAATGCTTTGCGCAGTTCTTCCGACAACGCCTGATGAATCACAACCGGATCGGTCTCAGCCGCAAACTGGTTGGCAACACGATCGGGAATGCTGTTCACCGCATCGCGGACAGAACGTGCAAGCGAAAAAGCCTCGCGTTCAACCTTCTCCACCTCGCATAACTTCTCTTCTTTTACCTCCAGATCAAGGCGGGCCAGCTCAGCACGGAAATGCTCCGACTTAGCGCGAGACTCGTTGAAACTAGGGATCTCCTGTTCCGAACCCGCGACCCTGGTGGTAAGATGGCTGATTTCGCCGTTCCAGGCAGCGACGGCCTTGTCTTGGTCGTAAAGGACAGCGTTTCCTTTCTTTGAATAGGTGCCCTCTAGCCTGCCAGTCTTTTTGACTTGGCTAATTCTTGGTGCAGATACACCCAAGACTTCGGCTAATTGTGCTTGCGTAACAAGCGGCAAAGGAAAATAAGGCCGGATAAGAAAAGACTACATCAAGCTTGATTTTTTACAAATATATGGCGTGCATACCTGCTGATCATCTGATGGTATGCACTGCACACCGTAAGAT